ATTATTTTTAAATAAATCTACTTTCTTTTGAAAAGCAATATCTTCTGCTGTTTCAGGGTATGGTGTAGATTTTTTCATTAATTCTTCTTCGTCTCCCGTTATTTTTGGTTTATAGCCATAACAATTTACTCCAAATTTTACGTTTGGATTTGCTATATAACCACCATTAATACCAGTTCTACCACAATCATTTTCATGACCTTCTATAGTTTGTAATTTATCATATGTTTTTTTCTGAGTTGGGAATAATGCTAGTTGATTTGCTGACCATCCATAATTACACCATTCAGCACCATTATTATAGGCTTTTTCTATCTGATCATATGATGCTAATTCGGCACCATAAGCTTTACAAAGTGCTTTAGCATTTTCATAATTATAATAGTTTCCTGGAATATTAAATACTTGTTTTCTGAATTTAATTTCAGGTACTGCTGAAGGTTGATAAGTGCTTTGATCTACAACTATATCGACTGTTGTTTGAGGTGAAAATAATCCTTGAATATACGCAGTAACATTTATACTAAAAAAGTATTGAAAAGCATTAACTAAAATTAATATTACTAAAATACCAACAATTATAATTCCAAACATATTTCCGCCATTTGAGCCTTCATTGCTTCCTAAATTACTTGTTCCTAAAGATGATGAAAAAGCATAATATGCTACAATAATTAATAAAATAATAATAAACACTACCGGATTCATTATAAAATTATTTAAATTATTATACATATTAACCGGATCAGTTGTTGATGTTGTATTTACTACTTCCATATAATATATAAATAGTTAAAAATTCTATAAAGTTAAAAAATCTATAACATATCAATTTATATTCTTCTTCCTATAAAATAATACATATGCTTTTGGAGAAATAATGGACTCCGCTTGTTCTACCTCAGTAACTGATGTATCATTAAAATGATACCATTTCCCATTCGCATTTTTTACATATGAAGTATAATGACCACCCAATACTCCTCCACTGTGATTACAAACTCCGTATAATTCGTAAATATATTTATCCTTCTTATATCCAATAACATATTCAGATAAATCTAAATTGTCAAGTGGAAATGTGATATGTATCTGATTTTTTTGAAAATTATTATTATTAAATCTTTTTAAATCAATGGCTAAAATATTCGGAAACGACCAAAATAATATTCTTTTTCGTATATTAACAATTTCATTTGTCTCATCATCTTTATAATTTTCAATTATCTCACCTTCAACATAAAAATTAAAACAATCTATTAATGATGGCGATTTATTATTTGTAGGAATTGGCAAATCAACCATAAAAAAAGGCTCTGGTTTTGTAATTAAAACTTTATTATTATCTACTCTTGTAATCTCAGAAACATTTACGGCATAAAATAAATTCCAAATTTCGGAATAATCTTTCGAATATGTATCTTTAATCATTTCAAAACATTTTATAGCTAGTTTATCTGTTTCATTCTCGGGTTGACCTGAAATAGTAAATTTAATCTCTCTAGATAATGCTGAATGAAAACAATCTATTAAAAATAATAGAAATTCAGATACATCATTTTGAGAATAACCTGTAAAAATTTCCATTTTTTTTAATTGAGCCACCTTTTGGATCACCTTTATAAATCTTCCTGGAGAGACTACACAATTCGCATCCCATAAAATTTTTCTTAAATTATCCCATTCAACTAATAATGCTGAATCATAACTATTTTTTAATTTTTTTTTATAGTTCTCATTTTCTAAAAAGTTGTTTAGTTCATAGGTATGAGATAATATTTGAATACAAGAATTTATAAAACATGTATTACCTAAATTAGACAACCCACTTAATCCTTTATTACTATATTTATCAATATCCATTATTTAATATATTTATAAATATTATATATTTAAACAGATTTTTTAATATATTTATTATGAGTTCTTATAATTCAAATACTTCTAGACTAACAAATGAACAGAGTATGTTAATTAATATTTTAAACACAATGTATAGTGATAATTTAAGACAAATAAATTCATTGAATAATACCCTAGATAATTTAATTGAAAGTAATAATCAAATTAGAATCTTATTAACACAGATTTTAAACAATAATAATTCTACTACTAATAATCAACAATCGAGAGAATCAAGAAGAAGTTCATCCAGACGCGAAAATAATACTTTTTATACTAATAGAAATTTAAATCCGCTTGGTAGAATTTTGATAAATGATCAACCTTATATTATAGATTCCATCAGTGAATATACAATTCCTAGAAATACTAATAGAGGAAATAGTTATACTACATTAGATAGTTATGCTCGTAATATTTACGATGATTTATTAGAAACCTTTTTACAACCTATTGTAATTCACCCTACACAATCACAAATAGAATCCGCAACTAGAAGAGTAAGATATTGTGATATAGCAAGACCGATAAACACATCATGTCCTATATCAATGGAAGAATTTAATGATACCGATATGGTGACTGTTATTAGACAATGTGGTCATATTTTTGATACCGACCATTTAAATAATTGGTTTAGAAGTAATTGTAGATGTCCGGTATGTAGATATGATATTAGAGAATATAATTCAAACGTATCTACAGAGTTTTTTAATAATGTAACAGATATTTCAAATAATTACATTGAGAGAAACAACCAAAGTCGAAGAAATAATCAAAGAAATGTTCAAAGAAATAATCAAAGTCAAAGAAATACTCAAACGGAAACTACATTACTTAATCATGAATTTGGAAATGGTATGACTGGTTCATTAAATGATTTATACAATATAACTGGACTCATTGATGCGTCTGGAAATTTTACAAATTCATCAACTGATGCTATAACATCATTTCTAATAAATGCTATAAGTAATAGAACACGTAATACCAGATAAATTATATAAATAAGATATAAAGATTTATTTATATGATTAATTATATTAAAATGCGACGATTGCGTGTAATAAATAAAAAATATGAAAATTTATATGATGGAAATACTCCTGAAGAAATCCAAGAAGAAAATGATATTGAATTAGAGAAAATATCAAAATCACAACACATTGAATTAATCTTCGATTTTTTAAATGCGAGTTTTAATTTTTTATTTAAGATGATAAGTTTTGTATTAAGGGCATCTGGTGTATATTTTTTATGGATTAGCTTACATTATTTTTCCGCTCATCTATATATTAAATTTTGCGTTCCAGATACATTAATAGGTTTTGTTATGTCACCTTTCATGGTTTCAACTCCTCATTGTCAAGGTCTTAGATGGATAGTGTATAATGCTGCGAGTGTTATAAATAACATGTGGATACTTATTGGTGCTTGGATTTACTCAATGATATGGATACTTAGAGAATCTCAACCCGATACGCCTAATGCATTATAATATTTATGTAAAGAATATAAAGATATCATATGTAATAATATTATACAATGACAAACGCGCATTCAAGAAACGGTTATAGATGGACTATTAATGAAGTACTCTCCCTCCAAAGAGAGTTTGAATTATTAAATTTAAGTATTGATGAAATCGCAAGTAGACATAATAGAACTGTAAATTCTATTATGTATAAGCTTGACCAGGAAGGGTTCGCCAATTATAATGACTTATACCATAATTTGAGGACAAATATTCTTTCTAGTAAAGAGACATCAGTTTTAAATTTAGATAGCGATGAAGAGTATGATGATGATGATGATCAAGATTATGTACCATGTGATGAAGATGAAGATGAAGATGATGAAGATGATGACGAAGATGATGAAGTTGAAAATTTATCACTACGAGTTAATCAATTGGAAGGAAGTGTTAATGAAATTAAGGATATGATTAGACAGATGATGAACTCTGTAAATATTCAGACTACGGTATCTAATACCATTTAATTTTAAAATAAATAATATAAATAAAAAATTATTAAATTACAAATTTTTTATTTAATCTAAAGGTTGAAATACTTATTTTCTTCTATGAGTTCGTCTTTTACGATGACGTTTATTTTTTCTGGATTTTTTACCTCCCCAAAATTGATACCATGGTTTAGAAACTGGTGCTGGAGGAATAGTTACCTGTGCTGAAGGAATATTTACCGGAGAATCCATTACTTCTTTAATTTTACTAACATCAGTTTCATCACCATAATATCCAGATATATCTTGTTTATGTTGTTCAATTGATTTAAAAGTCGTATCTAGTTGATTACAATATGGCGTGGAATTTTTTCTACCCATAAATCCTTTAGGACAACACTTATTATAATTTTCTCTCAATTTATTGCTCATAACAGTCAAGTCATTTAATCTTTCATCAAGAGGCTTAAGTTGTCCATTGGTATCATTTACATCTGGAAATTTGGTTAATGCTGGTAAAGTATTCATATTACATTCACCAGAAGGAAGCACAGATGTTTTATTTAAAAAAAAACCACCTTTTCTATTTCTTCTAGATAATTGTTTATTTTTACGCAAATTTTTACTCTTTCTCATAATTTATATTAAGATTATTTTTTAATTAAGAATTTTGTTAGACTTTGATTTCCTGTTTTTTCATTATTTGTTTCTCTCAAATAGTCATCAAATAATAATATTTTAATTTCCTTACATCGAAATTCCTCTAGTTTTTCTTCAAATTTTTCTGGTTGGTCACAATATTTCTGTTTTAAAGCTTCAACATCCTTCCTATATTTAATTAATTTTGGACGCTTTCCTTGAAAAGTCCAAATTTTCTCAAGAACTAAAGCAAATAATTGCTGTACTGGTTTCATAATTTGGTTTGTAATATAAAATGAATAGTCGATTTTAAGTTTATTTTCTAAAATAAACGTAGGTGTTTCGATCTTATCTCCTTGTAAAACTTTTTTGCCTGGAACAGATATATAAGCAAAAGGTATTCTATCGCCTGGTCCTGGTTTATTTCCTGGGTCTCTTGCTGTAATTCGGTCAGCTAATACTTTATGAGCAATTGACTTTGGATTTTTATAACCTGAACGTAAAGATTTTGTAATAATTAATTTTTCAATTGGATATTTTTCTTCAACAATGTTTTGTAAACAATTTTTTAGATACTGAACAGCATCAGGAATATTTTGTTTCTTCATTAAAATGTCAATAATTCCACCATAAACATCCTTAACTATTGGTGCATTATCTCTTCGCTTCAATACAATACCCATTTCTTTTCTTTTACATTTATTTGGGTCAGTTTCATAAAGCATGCCAACATATCTTTTCTTTGATAATAAACAGAATGGCATAAATGTTTTCTCGTATTCAAAATCATGAGGCCCTTTTAAAAACTTCGCTGATATTTCACCTACTTCTTGCGCTAATTCAATTGTAATTTCTAACGCATCTTTTCCTCTAATTGGATTATCATTTATATCAAGCAGATTAAATGTATAGAATACTGAATCAGTGTCACCATATATGTACTCAGCTCTAGTTTTAACTAATCCGTGATTTTTCGTCTGACAAATTTTATTTCCATAACATTCTTCAATAATACGTTTACCATATGTTAATAATTTGCGACCCATCGCGGTTGTACACGCAGCAATATCTTTCTCATAAAATGAACTCGTTTTTGCGCCACATCCACCATACAATGAATTTGCTGTTACCTTATAAGCAAGCTGTCTTTGGTCTAAAACTTGCTTCATAAATTCGTCCGATTGATTTGGAATCATTTTTCTAGTATCTTTTCTTGCTTTCAAAAGCTTCTTAAGAATAGCAGGCATAATAGCGGATTCACCGTCTCCTTGAGGCTGTGCGAATCTACAAATCTTATATCCACATTTAATTTTTTCAGCCGCAGCTTTTGGATGCTTTCTAAAATATCTATACGTATCATAAGACACATCTACGTATTCATATTCTGGAAGATTATCATAAATATAATTACCATCAGCATCTTTATAACCCCATTCTTCGATAAGATTCCCTGCTAAATCATATTCCTTTGTCCAGACCTTACTATCATGTGATAAATTCTCGCTAATCATTGAACTTGGATATAATGATGCGTAATCATTACAAGCAACTGGATTGTCAAGATATAAATCACATTTTGGTGGCAATACAATTGCTCCTTCATAACCTTCATCTAAATTTCCTTTTTCAATAACAGGAATTAGAGTTCGGATTTTACGACATTCATTCGCAATCAAACTTTGTAGTTTTATTCCTTGACCTCTCATAACTAAGAAATTAATCGGAACACTACAAATTTTTGCCATCTCAATAAACCCTGTAAGAATATCTGATTTATTAAATAAATAATGTACTAGATTACAATCTTGAATACAATATTTCGCAATAACAGACCGATCATCTGCTGTGCCATTCGTCATTCTAAAAATATCTTTAGGAGTAACATCATCCTTTGCTAAACACCATCTCACCTTTTTATTAAAATCAGGCATTACTATTCCTTCAATCGTAAATTTACAATTTACCTTATCAATTTCTGTTACTAGATATTTTGCTCCATCAGCATAGTAGTCAACCGAGTGCCCAATTTCTTCAATATGAATATAACTACCATTTAATAAACCAGTTAAATTGCTAGTTGAAATAATTGAACTATTATTATCGTATTCTATTTTCTTCGCATAATCTCCTATAAAATTACCAGCCACATAATCTAATTTATAACTCGTTAAATTTTCGGTTCTTCTATAAAAGTTATATAAATCAACTTGAAGTCTTCCATTCATTTTAATAAATCTTAAATCATGTTGTCCACTTGCGATTTGAATACTGCTCTCTTCTATTTTCCATTTATCTGTATCTTTATCTTTTGTTCCACATATTTCATTTTTATTTCTTCCAAGTTTTAAGAAATCTTCAACGCAATTATTTTCTTCTGAGCGTCTAAACATAAACTCGTAATCAAAACCAAATATATTGTATCCAATTATGATATCAGGATTTTCTCTTTGAACCAATTGTTGCCACGCTAATAAAACTTCTTTTTCAGTGTTATATGTTTCCACTACAGAATTTTCCATCGGTATTTCAGAGCAAGTATTTAATACAATACAATGATTGAAATGAGGGTCTTTATTACCATAATTCATAATTGTTGAACCAATAAATGTAACCTTATCACCCTCTAGTTTTGGAAAGATTGAATTTAATGTTAAATTTAGTTCAATTAACTTACCTTCTCGTTCATACTTTTTATCTAATAAAATATCAATAACGGTTGCCTTCTTATCAGAATATTCTTTAATTGTTGGTTTAAATTTATTATAACCTGATTCAAAGTCATTAAAATTATTTTCGTTATCACTATCATCATCATTATCATTATCATCTTCCTCAACCTTTTTTTCAAATTCTTTTGCCATTTTTTCAAATATCGATTCTAATGAATTTGCTTGGTTAAATTCCTCAGTCTTTGTTAAGCTTCTTACCTTACATTCAAGCCATTTGTCACAAAGAGCCAGAACTGCTTCTTTTGAATTTGGTCGACGCTTAGGATATACTAAATCTATTTCTGGCATATTTTCATAACCAAACGCAGTAAGAATGATATTTTTTAGAATTGATCTAATAGAATCCTTATTGAATTGTTCAACTCCAATATTTTCAAAATATTCTACAATATTTGTTGCTAATTTTTTATAGGTCTTAATTGGCACCGGAAAATCACCATGACTACTACTGGCTTCAATATCAAAACTCATTATTTTATAAGGAACTCTGGTTTCCTTATCATTAAGACTATAAATATTTTTAATATCAGTAATAAATTCGTAATCACAGTTTACACTTTTTAATTCACCTTTTTTCTCGATAGACTTTTTCTTAGGGATAGCAATCCATCCAGAAGGACTTATATCTTTAATATGAAAGAACCGCAATAGTGGAGGAATATTGGCTTCATATAACATAATATTTGTATCGAAGTATTGATATCCGTTTTTAAATAATTGATGACCAGAATGGTAATCTGAATACCACAAATTTTTTGCCTTGTTGAACGCACTTAAATTCGCGAATTCAATAAATATAAATTTATGCTCTTTTTTATTATCAAAACCATATAGTTTTTTCCTCTTGACAAGTTTTGAGTCAGTAATCGAGTTTGCGTAGTATTTTCCCATTTTTTCTTTTATGTGTGATATAAATTGTTCTTTCATTGTTATAGACCATTTATCATTTACCATTACATAGAAGAATGGTTTAAATCCTTCTACTACAACTGAATATGTTTTACCATATTCATCGACTCCAAACATTTGAATCATAAATGAATTTTTATCAACATAAATATTATCTTCATCATCATCCCTTGAAAAATCATACGCATTATAAACATTATAGTCGAATACTCTGAAGATATGTTCCATTTTAATAATTACTATTAAATTGTATTTATTTTATTTATTTATAATCAATTTTATTTAAATATAAATTTTTATTTAAATAATATAATGACAGATAAAATAACATATGCTATAGCTGTTTTTACTGATAAAATTAAAGGAACCGTTAATTTTAGTGAAGATTTGGATAAAAATATGGTAAAAATAGATTTAAATTTAACTGGATTAAAACCTAATAGTGTGCATGGGTTTCATGTACATGAAGCAGGCGATTTAACTGATAAATGTACTAGTATGTGCGCTCATTTTAATCCATATGGAAAAACACATGGTTGTCCAGGGATGACTCAAAGACATGTAGGTGATTTAGGTAATATTGTAACAAATAATAAGGGTGAAGCCAAGTATTCATTTTATGATAATGTTATTAAACTTAGAGGGACTAAGTGTAATATAATTGGAAGAGGGTTAATTATTCATGAAGATGAAGATGATTGTGGACAAGGAGGTGATGATGAGAGTTTAAAAACTGGAAATGCTGGAAAAAGAATAGCGTGCGCTGTGATTGGTTATTCAAAAGAAAATTTTAAAAATACGTAATATTATTTATTTTTTGCGACCATATTTACAATATTGTCTTTGAGAGAAACCTTTGGGTCTATTACAATTTATACTGCGTTTATATTTTTTAGACCATTTACCACCATGTTGTTTTTTCGTTTTTTTATAGTGATGTTTTAATTTATGTGTTTTTCTTTTAATATGATGTGGGTTTTCACTTTTTGTAATATTTTCCTCTCCAGTCTTCAATTTAATCCATTCAACAAATGAATCTATTTTTCTATCTTTATTAGAAACATCTGATTGTTCGTATGATTCTATATTTTCTCCAGAATTTGTTATATATCTCATTGTAGGAAAACTTTGAGGTGGTTCTTTTATATGATTTACCTTACTTACTAAGTCTTTATCAATAGAGACAACAATAATATTTTTTCGTTGATTCGAGAGAATATTTTTTAGTTTAGACCATTCAGGACGAGTTTCATTACAAGGACCACAACCCTCCATGTAAATTAAGATAAATATTTTATTACCTTTATTCGCCATATAGTTTTCTAATTTACTAATTAAATTATGATAATTTTTTTTATTAATTTCCAAATAAACCATTATATAAAATATGTAGAAAATAATATCCTAATAAATATATAATGACACTTACTACGCTATTAATAATTTTGGTATTTTTGATAGGTTTGTATTTTTACGCAATGTGTTCTGACCCTAAATATGCCGAAGGATTTACAAATGCGAATTTTAACCCCAAATGTCCTAATCTATTGATTCAAAAAGATTCGAAATTTTATTTATATAATTCTAAATTAGCAGAAGTTCCAGGAGTTAATCCTATACAATTTGATAATTTAGAAGATTATACTGAATTTTTGGATTGGCAAAGAAGTCAGGGTATAAGATGTCCTGTGCTCTATTTACAATCAACTTATGACGCACAAGGTAATCAGGTTTATAAAGCAAGACCAAGTGTATCAGAACCTCAGGCAGGATTACCTCCATCTAGTGCTCCTCCTATTGGAATCGCCTCGCAAGTTCCACCAATTATGGAAAGTTCATTAGCATCTAAAGAGATGGTATATCCAAACCCAACTCTTCTAGTAGACGCAACACAAAATGACCCGCCATATAATAAGGGAGGTTATCCCGCCCACGATCAAACATCGTATTATGTTGGAACTACAACTCCGCTTGATATGATGAATTATGAAAAAGCACCAGTGAGTCCTGATCCAATGGACCCTAATTGGGGTGGTTCTGAATATACACAAAAACTAGTAGAGCAGGGATATTATAAAGGGAGTGAAGTCTCTATTTATGTAGATTAAATTCAAAAATTAAATAATTTTTTCTTCATTATCGAATAATAACCTTGCATTCTTTTATTGAATGTAATTATAAAAATACTAAATACAGAAGCATTTGTTACTTCTTTTACTTTATTATGATCGAATCCAAATACACCATCGAATGGAAAGGGTATTAATGGAAACAAATTTCTGGCTACATATATTAGCACACCAATTAACCAAATATAACATATAAAATCTACCGCAAAATTGAAGTCGGACATTTTTTCGTAGTATTTAACATCAAATTCACCATAAATTTTATTTAAAAGGTACAGTGTTAACACAGCCATAATAAAATACGCTAACGTAGACCATCCAATATTTAGTATCTTAATACTTCTAATAACAACTTCTTTATACAAACTCATTTTATATAATAATTTAATATTAAAAATTAATTATTAAATTATACTTTTTATTTTATTGTCTAAAATAATTTACTTATAACATAACCTTTTTATACCCATTGATTCTATTAAATAATTTTTATATTCATCGCCTTTACCTATTTTATTCATATGCGAAAATATTCTACTTTGAGAAGCTTTTTGGGCACGAGAGCTGTTTATAACCATAGAAAAATATGTTTTATTATTAGAGCCTAAATTATATTTATTTATTGATGTTGTACATTGTTGATTAAAATTTACTTGGGGGATTACTGTTACAATTGTTTGTTCTTGTTCTTGTGTTTCTGGTAATATTATTTTTGTTATTGTATTATTACCAATATTTGTACAATATAAAATACCATAAATATCAAATGTTAAACTTATTGGAACATTAAGCCCACTATTTATCAAAATAGATGATGTTCCATCTGTGGTTATTTTTGATATGTTACTTATGTCTACTTCAGTACAGTATAAATTACCAAGTGTATCAAATTTTAAACCGAATTGAGCAGATGAATAACCGCTTCGAATTGTTGATATTGTCCCGTCTGATGTCATTTTTAATATAGAGGATGTTAAATAATCTGAAAAATATAAATTTCCAAAACTGTCACATTCTAAAGCTAATGGAGAAGTAACACCAGTTGCAAAAGTATATATTACACCAGATGAAGTTATTTTTAATATATTACTACCACTCGTGCAATACAAATTATCAAATTTATCAATTGCTAAAAATTGAGGGTCAGAAAGACCGCTATCTACAAAAGTAGATACTACACCATCTGGAGTAATTTTTACGATAGTACTAATATCTTTATTTGCACAATATAAATATCCAGCACTATCAAATGCTAAACCATATGGAGAAGTAAGTCCACTATCTATAAAAGTAGATACTACACCATCTGTGGTAATTTTTAGGATAGTATTAGTATTTCTATCTGAACAATATAAATAACCAGCGCTATCAGACGCTAAACCATACGGAGAAGTAAGTCCGCTACTTACAAAAGTTTCAGTTACAAAAGACATATATATATATATATTATTATTATTGACTATCTATAAATTTCATAACAGATTTTAGTACTGCTATAATAATTTAATATTAAAAATTAATTGTTAAATTATTTTCTAAAATAATTTACTTATAACATAACCTTTTTATACCCATTGATTCTATTAAATGATTTTTATAATGATCGCCTTTACCTATTTTATTCATATGCGAAAATATTCTACTTTGAGAACCTTTTTTACCACGAGAATTTCCCAAAATCATAGAAAAATGCGTTTTGGTATGATGACCTAAGTTATATAATGATTTTAAACTTTGACAATGGTTAGTGGTTATTGTCGAAGATGTTTCTACATCAGTTTCAAGCCCAATTAAATCAGTATTAAAAACAAATGGAACGTTTAAACTATTTGAATCTGGATCTAACCATATAGAACCTTGTTTTAATAAAGAACCTGTAGAAGAATATGTAGGTGCGTTTGATAAATATGTAGATGCTGTTATATCATTCCATGTTCCAGAACTAAAACCTGAATTGGTATAATTAAAATTAATACCGGATAATATAAGCGGTGAGACAAATGGTCCATTTACAGCATAACAATTAGTTATATCGACTGTTACTTGACTTGTTAAATATGAATATCTATCATCATGACCACCTAATATTGAACCACAATTTTCAGAAATTTCTCCATTAAAATAACAATTACTTATTAATATATGTGGCGAATAATCTGTAGTATCAGTCCAACCAATTGAAGAACCACAAATTCCTCCAGCCTCAGTTCCTGTAACATTGCCACGTGTATAACAATTTATTATGCTACAATTATTTGAGTACATACCAAACCAAATTCCAGCAATTCCCCCTGAATGTGAACCTGATATTATACCAGTCGAATAACAATTAGTTATTATTACACTACCATTTAAATTGCCTGCTGACTGAGCACAAATCCCACCACTATACCCAGAATTTATATTTCCAGTGCTATAACAATTCGTTATATTAACATTTCCACCACTATGACCAGCATCACTACCACAAATTCCTCCTTTTGAATGAGAAATATTTAAATCAGATATCATATTTCCACTTGAATAACAATTTGATATATTTACTGTTCCATAATTCATACCAGCATTATTACCACATATGCCACTAGAAAATCTACCAATCATATCTCCAGTTGAATGGCAATTCTTAATTTCTAAATTGCCATTATTAACAGCTGTGTATGAACCAGATATTCCACCAGAATGTGAATCACTTATTTCTCCTTCTCCGATAGGGCCATTTGAACTTAAATTTTCTAATATATTATTTGTTGCCGCATTTGAAAAATATGATTGAGCAAACCAACCATTTGATGTACTAAGTGTAGAAGTAGAACACTCCATTATAATATTTTTTATTGTAACATTAGAATAACCGTTTGTATAACTAACATATTCATCGCCTGTTCCATTTTGAAATAAACCAGGATAATCAGTAACATTATTTATGGTGACTGTTTTATTTCCACCATCAAATGTAATATTTGCGGAACCAATAATAAAATATTTAGTTGAAGTGTTAAATGTTATATCACTAGTTAAATATACGTTTCCCGTTCCTGAACCAGTATACATTAATGTTATTGGATAGTTGATAATTTGTGTCCAATCAACGTTATTAAAGGAGTATGACAATTCATTATCATTATTAACATATAATGTATCTGAAAAAGATATTGTTGTCATTTATAATATAAGCTGACATTATAAATATTCTTATTGGCTATCTACAAATTTCATAACAGAATTTAGCGCTGCTTTTGCTTGCTGCATTTTAGCCAATTTATCAAGTGACTCTGTTGGATTTGATTGATTTACAGTTAATACTGTTTTTAACATTAAATTATTAAGCAAATCGTCTAAATTTAATATTGCTGATTCATAATCAGACTTGTATTTACTAATTAAAAATACATCCTGAGATTGAATAACAGATGCTTTTAGTGCCGCAGCATATGACGCAGCATTTCCCGCAATTCCATTATCGCTAGAAATATTGTTACCAGAAGCATCTGTCATTCCTTCTCTCATTGGCGCAAAATTGAAACTTCTAAATAATATAAAAATAACAAAACAAATTACAATAAATAAAAGCAGATTGTAAAACTCTTTCATATATTATATATTTTTATTTTTTCAATAAGAATTTTACAATATTAGCAAGACAAGTTTTATTTATTTTTCTGACTTGTCCTTTCGAATTAGTATATGATAAATCTTTCATAGAGTCATTATCTAATTCTAATTCTTTAATTAAATTTGGTATTGTTTTATACTTTTCCATAATAGCTAATGCGGTTACTGAACTTATTCCCGGTATTTGACAAAGCATTATCTCTCCAATATTGTCTGGAGTAATATTATCTTTCTTAATTTTTTTTACAACTCCAACATAATCTTTATCTGTAAGAGCAACTTCTTCTGGTTCATCTGATTTATCATATGTCTCGTCATCAATAGGCATCGCATTAATTTGGCTCTTATTTTGATAATAAGGTTTTTTAGTTAAATCTTTGCCGATTTTATAAGCCATATTACAGACGATATTTGCGGTCTCTTCCATAGAAAAACTCCTAAATACTGAAAATCCTTTATAATAGTTTAGAGAGAACATTGCTGAATATGCTGTAAGTTTTTCGATTTGATTATCTGATTTAAACCGATTTGGCTTATTAACATCTCCTTCAATTAAATAAACTATGTTATGATTATGTTGATTGATTCCATTTAAACGATAAGACTGCTCTTCGTATCTACCATCTTTAATACTCGATAATAAATCAGCTATGGATTTTCTCTCTATAATTATCTTATCTTCTGTTTCATCATTGATAATAATATCGCCAATAGGTAATGTTTCTGATTTTATCTTAATATTTTTAAAGACTGGTATAGTTGATACTTGTGTCAAAAGCATTTGTAGAAGAGCCATCTCTCTAGTATCTATCTTGATAAGCATTAAATTATTTAATAAATTGTTATTAAATAGTTTTTAACTAAATATATATAAATATTAAATTTAAACCCCTCCAATTGTTGCACGATATCCGTATTGTTGAGTTTGAATTGTTCTGCTTACAAGACAGAATCTTGGAACTGTTTGAGGAGCTCCGCGTAAGTTAACATTGTTTGTCAAATACCAACCGACACGTGGGGCTATTCCGGCTTTCTTGGCCGAGCCACCACAAGTCGGTCTATTTATAATTGAAGCAGCATTGCGCGCATTTTTACTTGCATTCATAAGCACCATTATTATAAATTAATCTAATATTTTATTTTTTTTAAATGCTTAAATTAATCTAAATATTTCCAAATAAAATCCTCCAGCTGTTTTTTGTTTATTATATAATACACAATTAATACTTCCTAAATAAATATTAATTGCTTTTCTAGTAATTTAATTTACTCGTAAAAATTGTCTGCTTTTTCTAAAAATGTATATAACCAGTCTATATAACATAGACATTTTAAAAAATAACTCTTATTATTTTATTTTATAATTTTATTTACATCTTCCTGAATTTGATACATAATATTTTTATAATTTATTTCTCTCCATTCTTAGTTTTCTATATTTTCCTTTTAAATTATTAAATAGAATACAAATTTGAAGATGATTATATTTAAACTTATGAATTGATTGACATTCTAAAATAATTTTAATATTTTACGTAAAGTTTATAAATAATAAATAAATTTTTATATTATAAAATGATAAAAATAATTGATTGTTTTATTTTTTATTTTTTATAATGAATTAGATTTATTAACATATAGACTTGATTTATTAAATAATGTTGTAGACTATTTTATAATTGTAGAATCTACACATACATTTATCGGAAAAGAAAAACCCCTTTTTTATTGTGATAATAAACATTTATTTGAAAATTATAATAAAAAAATAATACATATTATTGTTGATGATTTTCCATATAAATATCCTAATGTAAATATTGCTAATAATGATGTATGGAAAAATGAATTTTACCAAAGAAATGCTATTTCAAGAGGTATAAAACATATTAACGATTTATCAGATTCGGATGTTATAATAATATCAGATTTAGATGAAATTCCTGACCCAAATACTTTAAGTAAAATTAAAAATTGTACTATACCTGTTGACATTAATATATTAGAAATGGACTTTTATTATTATAATTTAAATACGAAAATGAATGAAATGTGGTCACATTGTAAAATTATATCTTATAAAAAATATAATGAATTGAACATAGATTGCAATACTATTAGACATTTAAACATTCCTAAAATTCGAAATGGAGGTTGGCATTTATCTTACTTTGGTGATAAATATTTTATTCAAAATAAAATTCAAAATTTTTCACATCAAGAATTTAATATACCTCAATATACTGATTTAGAAAAGATTGAAGAGAGAACAACTCATTCTAAAGATTTATACGACAGAAATTATCTTAGAAAAATAAAAATAGAAGATAATAAATATTTACCAATAGATTATCAAAAATATTTGAGTAAATATTATAATTAAATATTTAATGTAGTTTATATAAAATTCATATATATATATGGCAAATATACCAGCTAAATATTTAGACAGACGCGATAGTTATTACGGACAAGAGATACCAGATTATTTACAAGATGATTTAACTAAAGGTATATTAGCGTCATCGAGAATGCCTCCAGAGGAAGCGTTAAGAACCGCAACAGAACAACATAGAGAAATTCAGCAACAAAAACAACAAATGAAAGAAGATGAAGGTGATTATATGTATCAAATAAAAAAATTAGATGAAGGCAGAAGATTATTAAACCAATCCGAGAAAACGGCGAATTTATATAATAAGTATAAACAGCGATTGACAAAAAGACTTCCACCATCGGATGTTAACCAAATGGTTTCAAAAGTTTCAACTATGCGTAGATCTATTGAAACTGGTGGAAGAAAAAGAACTAGAAAACGTGTTCGTAAACATAAAACAAAAAGACATTATAGAAGACATCGTAAAAATAATATAAAAAGAGTTTAAAGTAATTATTATATATAATAATATGACTGAAATCAAACAAGCACATGATGACGATTTAATTAAAACTGAGGAGGGATTAATATTTAATCCATATAATCCTCTAAATGTTAAGATTACATTGAGCGAAGTTCAATTTATTCTTTCCAAATATGGTTTACCACCAGTTGTTCGCAATTTAGAATTATATCGTAGAGCATTCGTTCATCGTTCTTATACTAAGAGACCTCAATATGAAAATGCTGAACAAAATATTACTATTGTTGAGAGGCCACCAGATTGTCTTCCACTTAGTTCTAAATCGAATGAACGTCTAGAATTCTTAGGAGACGGTATTTTAGAGTGTGTCACTAAACTTTATCTTTATAAGAGATTTCCCAAAGAAAATGAAGGGTTTATGACTGAAAAGAAAATTGCGATTGTTAAAAATGAAGCAATTGGCAAAATCGCATATGAAATGGGACTTCATAAATGGCTTATTCTCTCAAAACACGCAGAAGAAAAGAAAATTAGAACAAATCTTAAGAAACTAGGCTGCTTATTTGAGTCGTTTATTGGCGCTTTATTTCTTAATTTTGAAACACACAATCCATTAGCAGAAGATAATTCAGACAATGAAAGTCCTGGCTTCAAAATGGCTAAAAAATTTATTAATTGTATTTTTGAAACGCATATTGATTGGGTTGCTCTTATTCAAAATGACGACAATTATAAAAATATTCTACAAGTAAAGATTCAGAAAGAGTTTAAGGTAACACCACATTATTTGGAAATCGAACATAATGATGAAATTGGTTACAGAATGGGTGTCTATTTATGTTTAGGACAACATATTTATCATTTAACACATAATGACTCTATAAATATTACACAATTTACTAATTTCAAGTCTATTCATGAATATCTTGAAACTAATTCTAAGGTTCTAATTTACATGGGAGAAGGGCAACATAAAATTAAGCGCAAGGCAGAACAAATAGCATGTAATGAAGCTATTAATATAATTGATAATTTTGATAAAGAATAGTTATTTATTTTGAAAATTTTAAAATAATGTCATTTATGAAATATGACATATAATCTTTTGTATGTATTTTTATATTACATTGTAGATATATTAATAAATAAATTTTATTTGTCGCAATTTAAACAATATTTTTCGGATGAACTTATTAAAAATGATATTGTATTTAATTTTTACATTTATTATATATCTATATTTATATTATACATTTACATATTTTACATTTGTTCGTTATTAAATAATTATAAAGAAAATAACAATAATTCATTGTCATTAGCACTTATTTATTCAAAATACTTAACCGATACTATCTCATCAAGTACACTTAAATTATATGAACATGAAAGTAGCCGAAATGTTATGTGGGTTTTTGCAACTCCATTAATGATTAAAATATATGCTGATGCAAATAATATGAAATTAATTGAAACAAATATTCATTATCACATAATTCCTGTAGTCACAAATATGATAGTCTATCCATATAAAAATACATTATTATATTATATTGTTAACACCGCGTCATTTTTTCCATTGTTTTTATTTATGAAAACTCTTTATAAAAATAGAGATAAAAAATTTAGTGGCATTTTTATTTTAATTTGGTGTTCATTTATTTCAATATATCTTGTTGATGTATCAGGTATATCAAATGGATATATTGTCAGTTTATGTTATTTTATATCAGATGTTATAGGAAAATTAACAACTAATATAATTATAAATGAACATAATAAAAATAAAGAGAATTATGAAATTGATTTGCAATGTTTAGAGTTTAAAAATTATATTATTAAACATATCTTAAAATATAAAAATAATAATGCAAATATAACTGAAAAATGCTATGTTTTAATTGAAGATGTAAACAAAATGATAACAACTAAAATTCCTACTGATGAAATAGCAATTAAAAATGAATTATTAAAAAAAATACTACCTTTAAATTTAGATAAAAAATACATAAAACGCATAGAATCATTCAATTTAGACAATGAAACAAGCGCAAAACAATTCAAAAATATATGTGTATTGTTTACAGACATTGTCAATTATACTGATTTATCAAACAAATATAGCGATATAGTTATTTTTGAACTCCTTAATTCTATTTACAATTTATTTGATAATATTATAAAGAAATACCATAGTTTACAAAAAATAGAGACTATTGGAGATGCCTATATGGTAGTAGGAGATATTTTTAGCAATTCTGAAAAATATATTGTAGTCAAAGATATAATGTTATTTGCTTTTGAAATTATGCATGCTATTAAATTAGTGAATACACCAAATAATCAACCCTTAGATTTAAGAATAGGAATAAATATTGGAAATGTAAGCATCGGAATATTAGGTAATGAAATTCCTAGAATGTGTGTTGTAGGACACACTGTAAATATGACTTCACGTTTACAATCAACAACAGACATTAATTCTATACAATTTAGTGAAGATATATATGATATAATAGTAAGTCATAAATTGTTTGAGAATGACATTGAAATAATAAAAAATGATAATGTTTTTCTAAAAAATATTGGTCATGTTACAACATTTTCGATAAAAAATATATCAAAAACGAGTTCTTAACATATATAAACGCAAATCTAGTTAATATCTTCTTGTTTTTCTTGATCTTTTAGAACGCTTTTTATTAGTTCTTCTTTTGCGTCTCTTACCACCTGTCTGAGTTTTTATTCTAAATTGTATCTCAAATAATGCATCTTTTAATAATAATGTTTTTTTGATAAAGTCTTTATCATATATTCTTCCAGTTAATGGGTCAATATTTAACTCCTCACCATTTTGTAAATATATTTTAAAAATATAATGATGTATTCCTGAATTAGGTGGCGCACCTGGTCCTTTATAAGGAATTATGTCTAAACCAGTATTAATATCATTATTAGTTATATTAATTTTAGCCCAATGTATGTGATTACCACCTACACCATCTGGGTCGTGAACTGTTAATGTATAAAATTTATTTGGGGCTAAATTTAATTTTATGTCGGGCTGTATTTGGGTTTCTGATATAGTTAAATATTCATTGTTTTTTAACAATTTATTATTGAAATATACTTCCATACATATATTAAATATATAAATTTGTCTAATTATAAAAATTTATATATTTAAATTATATAAGCGATGAATCATTTAGAAAAATTAAAGAAACAATTAATGGTAAAACCAACAGTTCAAGAAAGAGAACGAGTCGCTGTTGTTATAAAAGGAGATAGAAGGGCACGAATCAAACCATATAAAGAGAAAGTAGATGTTGATAAAACAATTGGCGAGGAACTCGAGGAGGGAGTTCTTAATTTGGGTGAACAAATTTCAGAAATACAAGAATTACAAGGTATATTGCCTGTCAGCGTTTCATTAAAAGAAACTGAAGATAAAACCAAACGACCTCTTATTGTAGATGAAACTGAAAAAGGGTATGATATTCAAACATTTTTAAAAAAATTAGAGGACAATAAAAAAACTAAAGTATCTATTAAACCAGAGACTGTAGTCGAAGAAAAAGAAATAGAGAAACCAGTTTTACCATCTGTTAAAAAAGCTAAGAAAATTTCAGCACCCAAACTTTTAATTATTGATGAAGATGATGAAGTTAAAGAAGCACAAGCGGAGGTTAAAGAAGCAGCTGTTAAAGCAGCAGCAGAAGAAGACGATGAAGAAGTTTTTATTTTAAAACCTAAAAAACGTGTTGAGTTTAAAGAAGACAAAAAAGAACAAGATGTAATAGCTATTATACCACCAAAAAAGAGAGAAAGAAAAACAGCAAAACCTGAAAAGGGTATAGCCGTATTAGGACCTGAAGTTGTAGTTGAAATGGGAGACACTAATTTGACAGCGCGTTTACCAAAAAGACAACCACCAGTCATTGTTAAAGTTTCGAGTTATATTATGAATAATAGAGAGATTTTTGTTAATTTTATAAATTCTTTATTTGAACCTTATAAACGTGAACTCGAGGAAAATAGTGAAAGTATTTCTTGTGATACTATTGGAAAAACTTCCTCTGATTTCTCTCCATTGACTCATCAAAAAATTGTAAGAGACTACATGAATCTTTATACTCCATATCGCGGTTTACTATTATATCATGGTTTAGGTTCAGGTAAAACTTGTACTAGTATTGGTATAGCTGAAGGTATGAAAGATTCTAAAAATGTTATTATTATGACGCCAGCATCTTTACGCGCAAATTATGTTACTCAATTAAAGGAATGCGGCGATTTAATTTATAAGAAAAATCAATTTTGGGAGTGGATATCAATTGAAGAACACCCTGAAGCTCTTAAGACTATGTCTGCTGTTTTAAATTTACCGCAAGAATATATTAGTAAAAATGGTGGTGCGTTCTTTATTAATATTAGAAAAAAATCTAATTATGATGAATTAAGCGATACAAATAAACTAGTTTTAGAACAACAACTCGATGAAATGATTAGACAAAAATATCAATTTATTAATTATAATGGTTTACGTTTAAAAAAATTAGAGCAATTAACATCTGGTTATACTAAGAATATTTTTGATAATTCGGTTGTTGTTATAGATGAAGCGCATAATTTTATAAGTAGAATTGTCAATAAATTAAAGAAAGAAAAAACCATTCGTGAAAATAAACGCGGGGAGAAAGAACGTTTGCCGTACAATTTATCTACTAAATTATATGAAATGCTTTTAAGTGCTAGAAATGCGCGTATTATTTTGCTTTCAGGAACTCCAGTTATTAACTATCCTAATGAATTTGGAATACTTTTTAATATATTAAGAGGATACATTAAGACGTGGAGTATACCATTAGTTATTACTACTAACAAAAAAATCGATAAATACTCACTTTATGAAATGTTGATTGGAGAGAAAACATTCGATTATTTAGATTACTCCCCTTCAAGTAAGATTTTAACTATTACAAGAAACCCATTTGGATTTAAGAATAAGGTTAAGAAAGAATCTGGTTACCAAGGTGTTTCTAATAATAAGAAAAACGAAAGTGGTGAAATAGAATTTGATACTGAAGTTATTTCTGATGATGATTTCGAGAGAAGAATAATTAGCATCCTTAAAAGAAATGACATCAATGTTATACCTGATGGTATTGAAATAAAATATAGAAAGGCGTTACCAGATAGTTTTGATGAATTTACTGCTAGATTTGTTGATGAATCGACTCGTCAACTCAAAAATGCTGATGTACTTAAAAGAAGAATTTTGGGACTTTCTTCTTATTTCAGAAGTGCTCAAGAAAACTTATTACCAAGGTTTAATAAACAACTTGGTGTTGACTATCATATAATTAGAATTCCTATGAGCGATACTCAATTCAGAATTTATGAATCTGCTCGTGTTGAAGAGCGCAAAACTGAAAAAGACTCGTCTAAACAATCAATGGGTAAAGATTATGAAGAAAAATCTTCTACATATCGTATCTTCTCTCGTTTATATTGTAATTTTGTTATGCCAGAGAGACCAATACCAACTAAAATGGAAAAAAATGCTAGAGAATTAAAAAGAGATTTTGACAGGATGAAGAATTTAACGCAAGAAGAAATAAGAGCAGAAATAGATAGATTAACTCAAATTGGTGTATATTACGGCGATTATGATGAATTATTAGATGATTATGTACCACCTGAACCAAAAAATAAGGACAAAAAGAAGCGTGCGACGAAACAAACACAAGAAGAAGAAGAAGAATCTTCAGATGAAGAAAGTAATATGGTTGCTGTATTAAAACAAGGTAAAAAAGTTGAATCTAAACAAGACGCGGAAGATGAACGCGAAGGAGAAATCGAAGGCGATGAAGTCTTACAAGAATTAGGAGGAACAACATACACAGAGAGACTTCAAAATAAAATTAAAGAAATTGAAGAGCATTCTAATGATTTTTTAACTCCTGAAGCACTTCAAACATATAGTCCAAAATTTTTACATATTCTTGAAAATATACAAGACCCTGCTTATCAAGGACTTCATTTAGTTTACAGTCAATTTAGAACCGCTGAAGGTATTGGATTATTTACTCTTGTTTTAAATAAAAACGGTTTTACACAATTTAAAATAACGAAAAATCCTCTTGGATTATGGGAAATATCGATTCCTGAAGCAGATGAGGGCAAACCAACATATGCTTTATATACTGGTACTGAAACTGTTGAAGAAAAAGAAATTGTCAGAAAAATTTATAATGGTGAATGGGATGATATTCCAGATAGTATTAGTACTGTTTTGAAATCTAAATATCGTAACAATAATATGGGTGAAGTTATTAAAGTATTTATGATTACGTCGTCTGGTTCTGAGGGTATTAACTTACGTAATACTCGTTACGTTCACTTGATGGACCCATATTGGCATCCTGTTCGTTCAGAACAAGTTATCGGTCGTGCTAGACGTATTTGTAGTCATAAAGATTTACCAGTATCATTACAAACAGTAGAAGTATTTGTATATTTAATGATTTTCACAGAATCTCAATTAAAATCAGACGAAGCAACCGAGTTAAAAAGAAAAGATTTAAGTAAGTCTGAACCCAAAGTTCCTATAACTAGCGATCAATATCTTTTTGAGATATCCGAAATAAAGGCTAAATTAACTAACCAATTAACTGAAGCAATTAAAGAATCCGCGTTTGATTGTTATCTTTATTCAAATGGTAAATGTGTCAATTTTGGTGATCCTTCTATTGACAAATTTTCTTATGTTCCTGATTATACTCAACAACAAAATGACACAATAGTTAAAGCAAATAAGATGGCAATCGAATGGGTAGGAAAACCTGTAACCATCAATGGTGTTAAATATGTCTATCGTAGAATTAGTGATAAGGTTATAAATATTTATGATTTAAAATCTTACGAAGCTGCGTTAGAAGACCCTAGTGTAATGCCCGTTCAAGTTGGCACATATGAGACAAATGAACGCGGACAAAAAGTATTTAAACAATTAGTGGTTTAAAATTGAAAAAAATATTAATTTTTCTGAGTCAATAAGTATAAAATTTTATCCATCTTTTCGTTTAAATTTATCATATTTCTCTCTAACTTAGAAATCCTATCTTCATCATTCATAATTACAGGTTTTGATTCTTCTTTTGTTGACACGTTAACTTTTTTTAATTTAGCAAAAATATTATCATCTTCTTCATCTTCTATTTCTGTAAACATTTGTATTTGATCTGTATTACTAAAAGATACATTTTTTTTAGGCGACAATTCATTTAAAAAATTAAATTTATTACCTTGTGATTGTTGCTCTTGTTTTTCTTTAACAGGTTCAAACTTTTCAGATTTGAGAGAAGTCTCCTGGGGTTTCAACCAATTATCTGGTTCATTATATGTTCTATTAATTTGTTCAACTTCATAATTTCTCTGAGCCAACATTTCTTTCACCAATTTATCCATTTCTTTAATTGGTTTATCCGCATCTTTATCTGTAAAATCAGGAATAGAAGGTATTTTTACATTGATTGAATCTTCAAATTCTGCCTGACGCTTATTAAAATCTCTTTCAAACTGAGATTTTCTGTCATTTTGTATTTCTTCAAACGTAATTAACTCTTTTACAGGTTGCTCATTATGAATCTTTATTTTACTTGGTTCATATGGATATGTTCTTTTAATATGATTGAGAATTAATAATATATATTTTTTATTTAACTCAACTAATGAAGTCGTTTTATTTTTTTCAACCTCATAAAACCCTTGAATATTATTAATAAAAACTTGAGAGATTTTATGTTGATTGTCTGGCGGTAAAAATCTAAAAATTTCTTCGTCACTCACAATATCCCATAACATTTCTATATTCTGTTTTTGCGTAAACTGTTTTATTGACATTTAAATATATAATAATCAACATTTATTTTTATATATTTTTATAACGAATCATTAAAATAAATATGTCTAAATTCCTGCATATATTCATCTTTTAATATATGTGTCTTTAAGTAGTGTTCAGTTGTTTTATCTTCTAACATATGAACTATAAAAAATATAGAGTAAACACCACACTCAGTATTTCCATATTGATGCTCTATACCTTCATTACTATCAACTTTGAAATTAATTTTCGGATGTACATTATGACCTTGGTCTTTAATTCTTTCAATCAATTTTTTCACTTCATTCGGAGGTGGATCGCCAGTACTATCAAAGAAAAAAATCTTCTTTTTCTTAATGTTTACAAACATAGATATCCAATGTTGACCTGGTTTATTATGAGGATCCGTATTAAAAATAATTCCAATTTTTGTTTTGCCTTTTTTAATAAGTTTTTCTAGGTTAAAATTACAAAGTTCTTCCCATACACATTCACCATAAAGCTTTCTAGTATCAAAATCAATAGGTGAGGGACCTATAAAATCAAAACAGTCATATGCTTTTTCATATTGTTTCATAACCTTCATAATATCTGTGCTTGATAACCATTCATTCGGATTTTTTTTCCATTCAGAAGGAGATTCTGGCGCAAAAGAATCCGAAAAATCACTTTCTAAGTGTCCAAATTCTGTTTTTTGTTTCAACCAACAAGCTTCATTATTACATATATTTTTTAGGTGTTCGCTAAGTTTTTCGTGAATCTCTTTCGGTGAATTAGTCGTTATTTTTACATCAGGATGCCTTGCGTTCCATTTATCTCTCAATTTAATTAATGATTTATTAGTATAACAACTAAAATTATTCAATTCATCCTTTGGTTTCGGACTACAATTTATTTTTTTCCGCGTTTTTGGTTTTGATGAACCATATTTAACGCGACTATTTTTAAAACTCTCTTTTCTTCTTGTCCTTTTTTTATTCTTATTTTGTATTCTTGTCCTCATAAATATTAGTGATATTCTTTTTTATTCCCTTATTTTAATTCTAAATTTGTAACATATATTTTCATTAAATATATCTTAAAAGTTGCTAAATAGATCATTAATTTATTCGCATCATTAATTTATTCGCATCATTAATATTATATTCTACATTGTCATCATCTTCTTTTGATAAATGTGGCGGAAATTCAGATTCATTATATTCTTCTTGTAAATCATTATTGCCAGTATTTTTTAAATACTTAATGGCAGATTTAATAAAATTATCGTATGCTTTTTACATCACATGGTATATCATTTAAATATTCATCAGAACCAATATATTCAAATAATTCTGTAATTTTCTTGTTATAAAATAACAATTCATATCTGTCAACTTTATTAGATTCTAAAGTAGTATCCTTTGTTATAAATTCAGACATATAAACAAATTACAGCAAATAATATATATTTTAACGAAGTGTATATTATTTAACGAAACGTATAATTAATTATTTTAACATTTTTGTTTTGTCATGTCCTTAACCTGACATCTTGTGTTATTATAAAATATACCAGACCCACATAATCCTGGCGCTGGATTTGGATTAAACGAATTAAATGAATCATTTCTAAATAATAATTCATGAGGATTTGACTGTGTAGGTGTTTGGAAATTATAAGTATATAAATCACTCGTTGAATTAGGGACATACACTGATTGACTACATTTTTGTAAAGCATAGATTTGATTCCTTAGTTCGGATTCAGTATTAATATTTGAAGCAAAACCTGACCATGGCGCTTGAGCATTCCCTGGATTAAATACTTGCTCTACATTATAACTTGGCAATTGAACTAAAGGAACATTAATTTGCTTTCTTGGGTCAACTATCGGAAAATATGAATATTTAGTCATCACAGGACGTGCGTTAATATAAGGTTGTAGTATTTGTGATGGAATATTTCTGTCATAAATTCTATTATTTGTTTTTTTATGAATATCAGAAACACATTCTTGAGCCATTTGATATATTTATATATTATTATTTTCTAGAATAAATTTAAAGCTTTATTTTAATATATATTATGTGTGGAATTTTTGCTCTCCTAAATACTAATAAGAATGATGACAATGAAGAAATCATCATTAAAGAACAATTTAAAAAAGGTGAAAAAAGAGGCCCTGAAGATTCTCAATTCAGAATAATACACCCAAAAATAACATTTGGGTTTCATAGATTAGCTATTAATGGATTACAACCTTTATCTAATCAACCAATTATTTATAATAATGTTATTTTAATGTGTAATGGAGAGATATACAATTATAGACAGCTCTATAATTACATGAAAATTAGCCCATTAACAAAATCTGACTGTGAGGTTATTATTCATTTATACATTAAATATGGGATTGAACAAACATTAAATATGCTTGATGGTGTCTATTCCTTCATATTATTTGATGCCAGAATTATTAACGATGATTCATGTAATAATATTTTTGTAGCTCGTGACCCATATGGTGTAAGACCCTTATATAAATTAATTAATACAAATAATTTGGAACCTTCCAATGTATGTGGATTAACTTCTAATAATTTATATGGATTTTCGTCTGAACTTAAATGTTTGAACTATTTTTATAATAGTAATACTAGCAATTATCGTTTAGAACAATTTGAACCAGGAACATATTCTGTTTTTGAATATGAAAATAACTGGCATCCTAAATTTGAAAATAAAAAATATTTTATACCTTCATTTTCTCATACTAGATTAACATATAACATATCTGATATTAAAGATGAATTTTTTATTAATACATCTCAATATTTAAATGCTGCGGTTATAAAAAGATGTAATACTACAGAGAGACCAGTAGCGTGTTTATTAAGTGGAGGTCTTGATAGCAGTTTGATAGCCGCATTAGTTAGCAATTATTTTAAACGAAAAGATAAACAAATTGAAACATTTAGTATCGGTCTTGAAAACTCTGAAGATATTAGATACGCAAAAATTGTTGCTGATTATATTGGTTCAAATCATACTGAAATTATCGTAACAGAAAAAGAAATGTTTGATGCTATACCTGAAGTTATAAAAGCTATTGAGAGTTATGATACTACAACAGTTAGAGCAAGCATTGGAAATTATTTAATCGGCAAATATATTGCGGCTAATTCCGAAGCAAAGGTAATTTTTAATGGTGATGGGTCTGATGAATTATTTGGCGGTTATTTGTATATGAATAAATGTCCAGATGATATTGAATTTGATAAGGAAACTAGACGATTATTAAAAGATATATATTTATTTGATGTTTTACGTTCTGATAAATCAATTTCATCAAATGGTTTAGAACCACGAACACCCTTTTTAGACAGAAGTTTTGTAAATTATGTTTTATCTATACCTCCATTTTTTAGGAATCATAATAATTTTTATGAATCCGAAAAATATTTATTAAGAAAAAGTTTTAGTAAAAATTATTTTCATGACTCTGATTCTAGACAAATTTTACCTGATGAAATTCTTTTCAGAAAGAAAGAAGCATTTAGTGATGGAGTTAGTTCTCAAGGCAGGTCATTATTTACCATTTTACAAGAATTTATTGCTTTAGAATATGATAACAAAAATACAAGAATAGATTCATTTACACAATGTATTGAATTAAAACCATGTATTGAACTAGAAAAAAGATATTATAAAGAAATTTTTGATAATGAATACCCCAATTGTAGTCACATTTTACCTTATTTCTGGATGCCAAAATATACAAAAGCAAATGATCCTAGCGCTAGAACATTAGATGTTTATAAAAAAACATTGTAAAGTTAAAATTTAATATCTTAATATAGTATGATTAAAACATTACATAAATGGCAGGAAAGATTATTTGATTTATTTATTTATTCTTCATACATTCTAATCATTATTTCTTCACTCGGATTATCACAGAACGCACCTAAATATTTACAATACCTAGATTATTACGTTAGAATTTATATTTGTTTATTTTTAATATGGCGATTTAACCCATTTAGAAGATATTATGAATTCACTAATCTCGATCGTAAAATAGCATTTAGTGCTGGATTATTTATTTTAACAACCACAGCATTAAATAAGTATCTTGATGATATAAAGCAAATACCTAAAACATTATTAAAAGACGATAAAGAAAAAAAAGACGATAAAGAAAATGTGTGAAATTTCTTTATTTATTTTTAAATGTTCTATTTCTATTATTTATTCTATTTTTAATAGTTCTATTTTTGATTGAACGATTGAAAAACACATGTAAATGATTTATAATATGCTTACCTAAAACCTTATCTACTTCATATTCTTTTTCATCCTTTTCAACAACTAAGTATTTAAATAAATTTATATGTTCCATCATTATATTATTAAAATCCGTATCATTATTTATTATTTTCTTACCAATCTTCGATTCTGTAAATCTCGCTAATATTTCGTCAAATTTTAAGCTATGATAATAAGGCTTTACATTTATATAATAAATGTTATCATGTGCCATTCCAGGATACAAATAATCATCTATAAAACATATTTCAGCTTCAGCCGGAATTTTTGTGCATTTTATTAAATCATTACGAGTCTTATTATGTGTTGTTCTACATATTTCTACACGCTTACCATTTATTTTAAAAGCCGCTATTATTTGATCTATTAATGTATAATTAATTTTTTCTTCAAAATATCTTATTATATGTCGTGCCCATTCAAGCGGTCCTGTATTGTTTGTATAAATCATCATTTTATTACAACAATTTGTTTTCTTTTTCGTCTTTAAGTATTTTAGAATATTTATTATATTTGGCCTTAAATATTCAGGATATAAGTCTAAAATTTCGTTAAAATCTGACTGAGATAACGCTGGTTTATTTTTTATTTTTGAGTAATGTGCTAAACTATCCCAAAAAATACCATATTGAGTAAAATAACCAAGCGTTTCATCTAAATCAAATACTACAATTTTCATTGTTATTATATATTGAGAAATATGTATTTCAAAAATAAATCATATAATTAAATAAGTATAAATTTTATAATAAAGATAAATATATTATTTATATAAAAATGAAAATTTCTAATAGTGATTTACATAAACAAAAATTTACAGAGGACATTCTTTTGGCAAATTTAGATCATTTAAATACGAAAACAATTCTCAATACACAAATTTTAAGTGCTAAATTCTGCGTTGACCATATTTTATGTATGGAAAATATTGATGACGGTGACGAAGATTCATATTTATTTGACATACCACACATATTAAATAAACAACCACACATTAAAAAAGAAGATTTATTGTCACTATATAAAAATAATAAATAATTATTTTATTTGTAAATATATATATAAACTAATGACTGAACTTACTAATAATGATTATAAAAGGATTTTAGAGTTTTATAATAAATCTATACCTACATCAAAAAGGTTACTCAAAAAGCAGGCAGAAAATTTACTTGCTAGTAAATTGTGCAGATGTATCAAAAAGGTTGATAAAGTAAATGAAGCTCGCGCAATTGGTATATGTACTAAAACAATCATTAATAATAAGGGGATTAAACGTGGAAAATTTACTTGTAAAAAAAAACAAACAATCAGTCTAAAAAAAAAGAATAGAACAACAAAAAAGAAATAGAAAATAATTATATCAAACTATAATAAGATGAAATATGTTGATATAATTATAATTGGTAGTGGGATGTCTGGGTTATATAGTGCATATAAAATCAAGGATTTTTCTCCAAATACTTCTTTTCTCATTTTAGAGAAATATAAAAAACATTGGATTGGAGGCAGAACAAGTAATGAAACTTTTTATGGCACTGAAATTGTTACTGGTGCTGGTATTGGCAGGAAAAATAAAGATAAATTACTTCATAAATTACTCTCTCAGTTTGATTTAAATAAAGATGAATTTACTATCAAACCGCATAAATCAAAACTTATGACTGATATTGATATTAAAACCGTTTTAAATCATCTTAAAAGAGAATATAAAAATCAAAATTCTACATTCAAACAGTTTGCTACAAAGATTCTTGGAGAGAAAGACTATAATATTTTTATTCAAAATGCAGGATATACTGATTACGAAAATGAAGATGTTTTTGAAACTCTTTATCATTATGGAATGGAAGATAATGCTTGCTGTTGGAAAGCTTTTCATGTTCCTTGGAAAAAACTTGTTTTAAGTCTTTATCATTATATTGGAGAGAAACATTTTAAATTTTCTAGTAAAGTAATCGGTATTTCTAAAATTCAAGAAAATCCCTGTAAATTTGTAATTAATATTGAAGGTGGTGTACAGTATTTGTGTAATAAAGTTATTATTGGGACAACAATTGATACTATTAGAAAATTATTACCTACGTATTCTATTTATAATGATATTGAAGGGCAACCTTTTTTGCGTTTATACGCTAAATTTACAAAAAATTCCATTCCTATTTTAAAAAAATATATCAAAGGTTTTACTTTTGTTCCTGGACCTTTACAAAGAATCATTCCTATGGACCCTGATAACGGTGTTTACATGATCGCGTATAATGATAATAATAATACAATTGCGCTTAAGGAACATTTAAAAAATACAGCCGATAATCGTGAATTATATGAAATACTTTTAGAAAAATCATTAGGCATACCAGATGGGTCCTTACATATTATCGCTATTAAGGATTATTATTGGCCTATAGGAACTCATTATTATAAACCATTAAATAAGCAGTTATACAAAAATCGTGAAGAATTTATTGACAAAGCACAGCATCCAGAAAAAGGTATATTAGTTGTTGGAGAGTGTGTATCAAGAAATCAAGGTTGGAGCATCGGAGCATTGGAGAGCGTAGAAGCTGTTGTAACAAAAGATTGGGTTAAAAAAGAATGTTAAGTATTATAATATCTTCTAAATAAGTAATATAAAGATATTATCGAATTACAAATAATGGATGGATTCAATAGTTTTAGAACAGTTGGTAAATATAAAATATCTAATATTTGTTTAGAAACTTATCCTTTGTATACACTCAGTTACATTTGAAAATGGAGAGACAAAATTATTGTCTGGTGATGAAATTTATCGTCTATTTAAGTCTGAAGGTTTATATGATAAACATATAGATAAATATGCTGAATTTGTAAGACAACGAGATTTTCCTACCCCAGAGGAAATTAAAGAAAGAGAGGATGACAAAATAAGAATCCAATAAATTACTGAAAAAAGAGTAAAAGAGGAAAATGAACGACAACAGATAGTTAATCAATATAAAGCATCATCACGACTTGAAAAATAAAAATAATATATCATTAAATAACTATTAAACATTATTTATTTTTTGTTCTGGTTCAATTAATTCTTCTTGGATTCTTGGTTCTGGTTCAATTGATTCTGGTGGCATTAAAAAATTATACATTTCATTGCCTGACGAATATATAACAACATATAAATTACAAATTAAAGAGCATACAGTAACTATAGGTGCCACAAAAAATAAACAAAATAATGATATTAAAGTCATAGAAATTATAAAACAGGTATTGTTACCATTTACCATAGATAATAATTTTTGCTTATATTCAGTGACAAATCCGACTTCACCACCTTTTCTTTGAAAGCGATCAAAACTAGCCAACACAAACACACCAAGAACACACGATGACAGATAAGGAAATCCTATATAAAATATTGAGTTGAGAGTGAATGACATTATAAATATATATCTATATATCTATATATTTAAATAGTTTTTATAAACCATTTATGCTAATAAGTAATATGAATGGTAACCTATGCTCGCGAAACCTAACATTAAGAGTATTTCGAAGAATTTTCTAGCCGTCTTCTCTCCATTATATCCTATATAAACTAATAAAGGACCAATAATAAATATGTGTAGTAGATTAACCCAGATACCTTTACCAGTATTTAACATTTTGTATAAATGATAAAAAATAATAATAAATCCTAAAAATAACAATACTGTAAATAATGGTTTATATATTTTCTCTCTATTCATACCAACATAAAGAAATAAATCTCCAACGATCAAAATATGAAACAAACGAATCAATGTGCGTGAATCCATATATAAATTAAAAATATTATTTTCTATATTTAATTTATATGGATAGTTATGAAAATACAGAAACTAAATTCCAAAAAGGTGGAAAAGTTGTGCGTAAAGTTAGTATTAAGAATGGTAGAGGATATAAAAGTATTACAAAATATCATAGAGGCAAAAAGGTTTATACCGCTAAAAAACCAATTCATAAATCTCATATAAGTTCAATTTTGTCTGGAATATTTATCCCTGGGTTGTTTCAAGATTGTAAAGGTAAAGGTTGTAACACAAAAAAAAGAAAAGGTGGCGCTGATATAGAGGAAGGACCTGAAATAAAAGATACACCATCTTATCCAGTTCCACCTGATCCACTAAGATTCAAACGCTATGAAGAAAAAATGAGAACTTCACCCATTAGTCGTGATGAAGCTGAAAAAATTTTCGCAGGACCAACTCCTGAAGAAAAACAACGTATGGAAGGGATGAAAATGGCAGATGAAGACCCTTTATACAAAGATCAATGGGGAGATTTACAAATTTTTCCAAAAGGCGGTAAATCTAAAACTAAAAAAAGAAGATATTAAAATAATATAAACAAAAATCAATAATATTTATATTATGAATTCAAACATTACAATGAATTTTGATGATTCTCCAACAGAATTATTTGCTTCAAAAGTTACTATTTCAGTCGACAGAAGAAACGGAAAAAAATGTAAAACGAATGTTATTGGAATGGCTGACGATTTAGATTTACATAAGATTTTATCTTATTTAAAGAAGAAACTAAATTGTAATGGTTCAATTATTAAAGATGATATTCATGGCGAAATAATGAGTTTTACTGGTGACCAAAAAGAACATATATTTAAATTTTTAATTGATGAGCAAATTTATCAAAAAGAAGATATAATTATCAAAGGAATATAAACTATTTTGATATATGATCTAAAGCAGATAATAATACCAATTCTTGATCGGTTAGCTTTTGAAATATTAGATTTTTATCCATTGATATTTGAAAATGACGAGGAGGAAAACCAAAATTTTTACACACACAAAACACACCATCATCCATTATTTTCATTTCGCAAAATAAAGCACCTTTCGTCAAATATATATTAGTTGGATCTTCAATTGGAATCCATCTAATAAATGTACCATATTTTAAATCATTCATTTCATCAACATATTTATAGTCTTTTAGTTTATTATATATATTAATAGTTTCTTGTTTTGTTAAATGTAATTCTTTTAATATTTTAAGTGTCATTTCGCGAATTGTTTTTGTGGTAAAATTCATTAATGTTTCATTTGATTCGTCTTCTAATGCTTTTAGTAATTTATTGACGTCCATTATTTATTTAAATAAATAAAATTTTATATTATTTATTTAACAAGTTATAAAATTTTACAAGTTACTAATATTTACCAATTTCCGAATCCACCACCACCCAAAACTGAATTAGCCGCAGCTGGTTCAAATGGCATCATACCTTCCATTGTCGGAGAAGCAGCACCAACTAACGGAGTTGTATCTTGTCTATACATCGCATCATAATTTGGTAATTGTTGTGTAGGAGCGGCTGATTCCATAGTAGGCAGCGAACTTATAGCGGTTCCATCTGTATAACCACCCATCGGCTGCTGTCCTGAAATTGGTTGTGACACTTTAACTGCTCCGTTTTTGCCATTTTTCTTCTTTGTATCAGTTTTACCGTTCCATAATTCTAAAACACGATCAACAAGAATTGATACTTTCTCTCCAAGTTTCGTTTGTAAACTTAATGTAATCATTAAAACTGCTAAAACTATATAAATTATATGAATATCTGGATACTTTGCTCCGCTATAAGTTGGCACATAAGTAATAATTCTATTAATTAAAAATAAACCTATAAACATAACAATAATTTGAATTAGAACTTCTGCCGATATTTCTAAACTACTTTTTTTGTCATCGGCCTCAGGAATGTATTGTTGCATAGTTTTATTCAATATTACTACAGGAATTATAGCTATTAAAGAGTATTGGAGTAAATTTAAAATTGTTGACTTCGAATCATCGTCAAAATTAAAAACATGCTTAAAGAAACTAGGTGATTCATCTGAACTATCCATATGATTTATAATTAGAAATTAAAAATTTAAAATGTCTTTTTAAAGTAAATAATTTAAATACTACACTCTAAATATATTATGGAACATTTAGCTGAAGAATATGCGTCTATTCAGGAAAATTTAAATTCTTTAAAAAAGAAATCCGATAAACAAGAACAAACTAAAGTTTCTGACAATATTTTTAATAATATTAAAAAATATCAACACGAAGAATACCAATATCTTAATTTGTTAGAAAATATTTTGGAAAATGGCACTTGGGAAGAAGGTAGAAATGGTAGAACAAAGAGTGTTTTTGGTGCTTCTATGCGGTTCTCTCTAAAGGATGGCAAAATTCCTATTTTAACGACAAAGAAAACTGCTTGGAAGACTTGTTTAAAGGAATTATTATGGTTTATTCGTGGCGAGACTGATAATCGTTTGTTGAAAGAACAAGGCGTTCATATTTGGGACGCCAATGGGTCTCGTGAATTTTTGGATTCAAGAGGTCTTACCTTATATCCTGTTGATATTTTGGGACCTATTTACGGCGCACAATGGAGATTCTTTAATGCGAATTATAACTGCTTCACTGGTAAACGATTACTAGATAATGACCCTAATGATGTGCATAAAGATACTAAAGCTTTTAAAGGTGTCGATCAGTTACAGCAAATTATTGATGCTCTTAAGGATCCAAAACAGCGAACAAGTCGGCGCTTAGTAATGACAGCGTGGAATCCTTGTCAGTTAGACCAAATGGCGTTACCACCTTGTCATATTTTTTGTCAATTTAATGTGCACGATGGTAATAAATTAAGTTGTTCTATGTATCAACGCAGTGTAGATTGCGTTTTGGGTTCACCGTTTAATATAGCATCATATAGTTTTCTTACGCATTTACTAGCAAAACATTGTGGATTAGAAGCTCATGAATTTGTTTATTTTATGGGAAATTGTCATCTATATGAGAATGCTATTGAGGCTGCTAAATTACAGATTACTAGAGAACCTTTTGAATTTCCAACTGTTTCAATTGAACAGGTTAGAGAGAATATTAATGATTATCAAGTAGAAGATTTTAAGATTCATAACTATAAGAGTCATGACGCTATTAAGGTTGCGATGATTGCTTAAAAATTGAAATATAAATTTAAAAAAATTGAAATATAAATATATTATAGTAAATAAAGTAAAATATTTATAATGTTGACAATTTATGCCTTACAATTACAAAATGAGAAATATTATATCGGTAAGACCCATAGAGGTATTGGTGCTGATATTAGATTTCAAGAACATAAATCAGGCCATGGTTCTGAATGGACCAAATTATATGAGCCGATTTCTATTTTGGAATCATACGAACATGATAGCACATTTGAAGAAGATGTATTAACTAAAAAATATATGATAAAATACGGCATCGAAAATGTTCGTGGTGGTTCATATACAAAAATTATCTTAGATGAATGGCAAGTAAAATCATTAGAACATGAATTTAAGAGTGTTAATGATGCCTGTTACAAATGTGGAAAGGAGGGACATTTTGCAAGTGAATGTCACCAATATAATATGAATTTATATTTATCTAACTTTAACACTGAAGATGAATTTGACGCAGAAATTTTACACATGACTCAGCTTAGAGAAGATTTACAAATTAAAAAAAACAACATTGATCAACTAAAATGTGTAATGTATGATAAAGTTGACGGTAAACGTAAAAATATTTCTGCAGAACAAATTATTGAACCAAAAATGATTGATGAATTAGGATTTAGAAATTATACATATAAACCATATGTACAAGCATTCAATGGTACAGAACAAGTGAGAATATATGAACAAATTTTACAAATATTGCGAAGTAATAGTAATAATTTTAATCCAGAAAATGTAATTGAAAATATATACAAGATTTATATACAACGTATGAAATTAGAAAAAGTATTTAAAAAATTATTGGAAGAAAACAATTTATCAGAGACATCTTGTATTGAAGAAATTAATAAACGAATTGAACTTTTATATCAGAAATATTGTAAAATTATTTAATTATTCAATTTTCAATTATTAAATTTATAATTAATTTTAATTTTTTATTGCGTAAGTTATTTAGAAACAAATTGTAATAATAATTATATTATGAGTTCACGATCACTTGCTGCCGCTAGAGCTAAAAGAGCCGGAGAAAATGCTCCACCTGTCAGTGGAAATAGACCTATTACATCTATCGGTTCACAAGCCGCATTCGCTCAACAAATGCCTCCTCATATGGGTTATAATACACCACCACCTCCAAACAACGTAAGAACCGCAAGAGCTATGCAACCCCAACAAGCTCCTAGACCCACACCACCACAATATCAACAATTTTACGATCAACAACAACAACCCCAAAATGGACTTCCTTTTCAGAAGCTTAGTGTTTCAGACGCTATTGGACTAATTACATTAAGACTTGGAAGAGTAGAACAATGGATTATAGACACAGACGAGGAAGACCAATCTAAGCAACATACTTCTGGAAATTCTACCGCGATTCCTGATAATCATAAGGTAATCGATAATTCTGTTCTTACATCAATTATTAATCGTCTTGATTCACTTGAAAAGAATAATATGTCTTCTTCAGTGTCTTCTGAAGAATTTAATAATTTAAGCGCAGAAGTCAAAACATTAAGCGACCAATTTAAGAGGATGGGTGAAGATGTATCTAAGCATACTATTGAACTTGCCAAGAATACGGAACAAGTTTTTAGATTTAATAGAGAATTAACAGAAACTAAGGATCTTCTTAAATCATTTATGCTTAAGTATGACATGTTTACACAAGAAACTACTCAAAATTTTGCTGATTATGAATTGGCATTAGAGGATTTAGAAAAACGTTTACCCACTATTCCTGAAGAACCTCTTGAACAAGAGGATAATACTGAACCAGTTGGAACTAGTATCGGTGATATTGATGACGAGAATGTTGTAATGACAGTTGATTTAAAAAATATGATTAAACAAGAATTTGGTAATATTTAAAAAAACATATTAAATATAATTTAATAATCATAATTAATATGGAATTTGCCGATCACACTAAGAAAGTTTGTTTTGTAATAAGTGATAAAAAGAAGAAAGATGCGTTTATTTCTATTTTTAATTTACTTAAATCTGCTTCATCTCTAATAAACTTAACTATTAATAAACAGACTTTTCATATTCAAGGTATGGATAAATCTCATGTATGTTTGTTTGATTTAAAATTATATTATGAATGGTTTGATTATTATGAAGTTAATAAGAAATATGAGTTATGTTTTGACTCTAATATTTTTT